AATAAAGTTGCAAGGGGCGGTTTCTTTGGTGGACCAACAAATATGATAGGAGAAGTAAATGGTCTTTACTATCATATGTTAAAGGACACATTAAATTCGGGTTATATGGGTACTGAAGAGTCCATATTTACAATCCTACTATATAAGTTCTGTGAAAAGTTTAACTACTTTGAGATTGAGGGTAATGGTTTGGTCTATAAGTTTTTTGATGACTTAGGTAATGACGCATTGGTTCCAAAAACCGAATGTAAAAAGGTTAATCCGAACTTTAACTTAAACATGGGTAATACCGCATTGTACATTATCACATATAATAGCCCAAAACAGGTAGCAACATTAATAGAGTCAATGTATGCTTATGATGGTAATTTTGTTAAGAAACCTAAAAAATTCTTACTAAACAATTCATTGAATCGTGACACCGATGAGGAATATCGTAAACTATGTCAGGAACATGATATGGTTGAAATTAAAAAGGACAATATTGGTATTTGTGGTGGTAGACAATTTATTGCTGAACATGCGGATGAAAATGGTTTTGATTTCTACTTCTTTTTTGAAGACGACATGTTCTTCTTCCCTAAAAAGGGTGAAGTGTGTAGAAACGGATTTAATCGCTACGTCGACAATCTTTATCACTCGTCATTACAAATCATTAAAGATAATGGATTCGACTTCTTAAAACTGTCTTACTCGGAGTTCTTTGGCGACAACGGTACGCAATGGGCTTGGTATAATGTACCTCAAAGCGTAAGGGATGAGTATTGGGCGGAATACCCTAAACTACCTGTACAAGGTACCGACCCAAATGCACCAAGAACGGTATTCAAAAACATACGTACATACAATAAGATACCATATACATCAGGTGAAATCTATTATAGTAATTGGCCGCAAGTGGTTTCAAAAGAGGGTAATAGAAGAATGTTTATCGATACTAAGTTTCACCACCCATTTGAGCAGACGTGGATGAGTTTTATGATACAGGAAACTAAGAAGGGTAAATTAAATCCCGGTCTATTGTTATTAACACCAACAGAACACGACAGGTTTGAATACTACGATGGTAGTGAGAGAAGAGAAAACTAATAAAAAAACCTCGATTATTTCGAGGTTTTTTTTTCTTCAGGTTTTTGTAGACCTTTCTTCAATTCATCTTTTTTAGTAAGGTCACCCTTAATTGCGGTTTTGTGTTGTTGAGAAATTTTCTTTTTCTCTTCTTCTGACATTCCAAATATTCCCATGTTATGTTATTTTATTATTAATCATTATTATTAAAGATTCTTCTTTCTTAGATTTTAATTTTAAACATTTTTCATATTCTTCTCTTTCCTCAAAAATCATAATCATTGCATTTAAAATCTCAACGTAGAGTTCGAGGTCGTTCTCATATGAAAGAATTGTACATGAACTATAATAATCATTTAATATGTCATTGTCAAGGGCGGTGAGGTATTTGTAGAACATTTCAAGTTCATCCTCATCATAATTACCAAAATGTAAAACCCTAGTGGCCTGAAGTAAAAAATTAATAGTCATGTCCATTTATAAATATGTTTATCGTTTCTATTTAATTAAATTATCTAACGTCTTGAAACATTCTATAAATCCACAGTATTCGGTTTCTTCTCTGGTAGTTTTAGACTCTTGTGTTGGACCAAATACGATACCATTATGTAATGATATAGAAAATACCCATTGATTAGGATTGTACATCTCTACGGTCAAATATACCCCCTCCTTATCAAAGAATTGATAAAGTTTCTTTATATCGTAAAACTCTAATGTTGAAATACTTAACACACCAACATTAGGAAACATTTTCTTACTAAATGTTTTAAATGCTTTTGGATAAAGATACTCAACGGTATACCAGTCAATCATAATCTTAATTATACACAATATACGATATTTTTTGTATAATCATTTATATATTTTTGTGTATTTATTACTATGGGATTTTTAAGTGACGATAAGAAAGATAAATTAAATGAATTTGTAAAATTCGTTAAAAAGGAATTGGGTATTAAAACTCTCCCAACTATATCTGTACAAGCAACAAGGAATGGTCTTAAAACCACCGCTAATTACGATTATAGACAAGAGGAGAAAGTTGTTAAGGTATACGGTAAGAATCGTGCGTTAGTTGATATAATGAGAAGTATTGCTCACGAGTTAGTTCACCACAAACAATTTGAAGATGGTCGTTTAAATGGACCAAAACCACCCGACATTGGTGGGGAAATTGAGGACGAAGCAAATGCTAAAGCAGGTCAATACATCAAAATGTTCTCAAGAATGAATGAGACAATCTATGAAGATTAGAGTTTATGTAAAGTTATCTCCAAATGTGATTCGATAGCTTTATCGTAAGTATTACCACCCAATTTAATAGTAGTAAAAAATGATTGACTAGTTAACACCATCTCATTAGACGGCATTGCACCATAGGTATCGGTTAAAAATGTGTATCTTGTCTTATTACCCATATAATCCCATTCCATCGTTGTATTTTTTTTACAATACGTACACGGAAATTGCACAAAAATATAATCATTTTTCACTACATTTTTAGTGCCCTCATAAATTCTAAGTTGATTGTATTGGAAATCCCAAGTTGTTTTGTCAATATCAAATCTTCTATCAACCGATGTACCATTAAAATCTTGACTTAGTAATAGTGTGCCGTCATTGTTAATTTGTTTTACATAAAAATTACTAACCGAAGCTACATTTTCTGATAAAACCGTTACGTGACTATTAAAATTAACTTTATCAATAACAACCTTAATTTTAACAACATTCCACCTACCGTTTAAGTTGAGCTGGGAGTTACTTGGTTGTTCGTAAATCTCACATCCAAATAATACTAATAATGGGATAATCAATAATTTCTTCATGGTATGTTTATATTTTGCACAAATTTAGTTATTTTATATTGAATACAAAGGATTTCTTTAGTATTTATATATTATGAAATTAGTTATATCAGAAAAACAGCTAAAGTTAGTCCTCTCAAATCAAGTAACAAGTGATTTAGATGAACAAGACGCACCTGTTAATCCCGAACCGAGTGCAGGTACTTCAGACACACAGGCGGGCGGTCAAGGATACCCTGAAGTGGGTAAATGGGAGAGTGGAGCAACAAGAGGACCTGGTAATCAAATTGGTATTACAAAATGGTCGGACGTTGTTGGTTCTACATTGAAAAGAGGTAAAGCAAACCCTTTAAAGGAACAAGCATTAACGGGAATACCATTAAAAGGTGATACTGATTATGTGCAACAATCTAGAGATGTTGCAAAATTAATAAAAGAATATCCACATGCAACAAATGAAATTGCAGGATTTGCAGTTGCCGCAGTAACTATCGCAACCGGTGGTGCCGATTTGGTCGTTGCTGCTGGTGTTATGGGTGCAATTGGTTTGTATGATGCGTATAAATATAGTGAAGAAGGTGATACTAAAACCGCAGCATTGACGGCATTTTTCTCTTTAATACCTTTTGTATCTGAGATACCAGGCGTAAAACAAATGGGTTCAAAATTATTAGTTAAAATAGGTGAGAAAATTTCAAAAAATATTAAATTGTCTGAAAATGAAATGAGAATTGTGGTTAATATCTATAAACAACTAGATGTTATAAAACCAAAAATTGAGGCAATAAGAAGAAAAGCCTTAGTGAAGTTGGGCGCGGGTTACGCTAGTTATCAAGGTGCTGATTATGCATATGATGAATTTATTGGTGGTAGTGGTCAAAGTGTAAAATTAACACAGAAAAATAAAACGTTAGTAAAGCAAACGGATGATTTTGTTAAATTCATTGAAGATGCAAAACGAAAAAAATAATAGTATTATGAAAAATGATTTACATATAAAGAACGTCGTTTCTAAAATTTTAAATGAGGTCGGCGGACCAAAGGATGTGATTAAAAAAATAGTTGGGCTTAGTGATGATGCTGCAAAATACATCTCAAAAAAATTACCTATGTCAAGTGAGATTTTAACTCCACGATATGTCAACTACGTTAAATTAAATTATGGTGATGATATTGCCAAATCATTAGAAAAAGCTTTATCGAATGATGAAAATATATTAGCTAAAGGAACAACTATTAAAATTATAACTAATGTACCTGGTAGTGAAATTCCATTAAAAACAATTAAAGATGCTTTGGAATTAGTGCATACGGGTAAATTAAGACCGGACCAAATAATGTCAAAATTACCCGCAGGTGTAACGACTTTTAAAGATGGTACAAAATTTTCAAGTATTTTCACACCAAATATCGCAAAAAGAGCCAGTATGGCATTTTTGACGGGGATAGTTTCAAAACAGGGCCCAACAATATTCATTAGGAGATTGTGGGAAGTTTTACCTCTTGTTGAAAAAACGTTAACTAATCAGGAAAAAGTTATACTTTCAAAATGGTTTTGGCTCGGTACACCTAATTGGGCAGTATTAAATGAAATTATTCGTAAAAATGCTAAACAAAAAGAATTTATTATGTTGGTCAATTTGGGTGGTCAAATCGCCGGTAAATTTTTGTTTTGGGTAGGAATAATGGGTTTTATTGAAGTTTTAAAAAATGGAGGTGAAAAAAAATATAAGGAAGCCAACAAAGAAATGGTACTTGATTATTTAAATGAGGCGAGAAAAAACGTACCCTTTATGTTCGTTGTTCCGTTTGCTGCAGTGTTGGAATTTATTTTAACTAAAATATTACCAGGTGGTTGGGCAAAACTTTCTTTTTGGGAAAATTATGTTTCGGAAGAATTAAAATCGTCAGGTGTTAAATTAGATAATAAAATTAAAAAACCCATCCCGAATAAACCCGCACCTGAACCTAAAAAAATAACACCAAAAATTAATACAACAAATAATAAAGGTAAATCCGAAGGACCGGCTTAATAATTATGGCACAGGGAAAAAACATACAAAAATTATTATCCATAGATAATGCAATAAAAATTACGACCAACCCAAATCAGGCTGTAGAACGTATAGATGGTAATAAAAAAATAAGACTTTTTAATGATGACGGAACATTTTTAAGTAGAAAAAATAGTGTAAATAATGCAACGGGTGAAATAAAAGGTGTGTGGTATTTTGTCGGTGGAGATAATTACCAAATTAAATACGCAGTTGACGGTGTTGTATATGTTTTTGATTTTAAAACAGATAGCACGACCCAAGTTAAAAATCAAACTCAAAATGTTCACCCGCTTCTAAAAAAATTATTATCGCTTGAGCCAAATGCAAAAATTACAAAGAGTCCTAATCAACTTGTATTAGACCGAGATGATGATGAGGATTCATCACGTAAAAGATGGGTATTTTTTTCAAATGGTACATGGAAAGAATTTTATGGCGACGTTAAAGGAGAACCTCAAGATACCGGTATATGGTATTTTGTTGGTAATAATAATTATCAAATTAAAAACAATAATGTATTAGCGGGTCCCAAAAGAGAAGTTTTTGATAAAAAAACAAACAAATGGCATGCGGTATTACAAACGGTTGACACACCAAAAAGACAAATTTATTTATTAACACAAATAGATGAAAAAATTAAAAAAGTGAGTTTAGAACAAGCATATAAAGAATTAGGAAGTGGTAATGATAAAGCATATTTAGTATTTTGGGGAGATGGTGATGTTAGATATCGTGAAGGTACTTGGAAAAATAAAGAGGGTCAAGTAAAAGGTACGTGGAAAATTACATTTGGTGATGAAAAAAATACATACATGGTCACCTTAGAAGATGGTGATACTTACTCACCAACAAGTGGATGGTCGGGAATACCTGAAAACTCAACTACGGCAGGTTCAACGGCAGGTTCAACCACTAACGTGGGTTGGAGGGAAGTGACATTTACTTTAGAAGATGTATTGGCAGGTAAGGCAGTACTAAAAAGGGGTATGAAAGGAAAGGCGGTAGAAGACCTTCAAAAATTGATGATTCAAATGAATTTTAGTAAAGTTTCCAAGTCAGGTGAACCTGATGGTAAATATGGTAAATTAACCGAATTATCAATAAGACAATTTCAAGGTGAAATGCCGTATGGCGAACAAGATGGTAAGGTTGGTCAAAGAACGCTAAAACGAATGTATAGAGTTTATAACTATGACCCCGATTTGGAAGTAGATGATGAACAACCTGAAACACCAACAGGTGGTGAGAATCCCAATGATGGAACATTAAAAACAACACAAGCACCTGCACCTCAAACAACACAGGCTCAAGAGCCTGAAGAAAAATTAGTATTGACACCAAAGAATTTACAAGAAAATATTAAAAAAATAGTTTATGAAAATCTGAAATCATTACTAAAGTGAGATATTTATAGAGGAGTCTAATTGGTTTGGTCGCCGTTAGACAATAACTATATAAACGAAAAGGAGGTGTTCTTAAATCTCGACAAAAGGGTCTTCGGACCTTTTAGTCGTTATAGGGACCAGAGAACATTAAGATATAAAAAAACCCATCAAATGATGGGTTTTTGTTTTGGTGGAGATGCAGGGATTCGAACCCTGGTCCTGTTCGCCACATTCTAAATGGACTACACGTTTATTCTGTTAGTTCTCAACAGACAAATAATTGATTCCTATTTTGACATTGTTACCAATAACTGTGTCGAGTTCACTTAAGGTAGCACTCTGAACGAGACCTTTGACACTCTAAGTGGTATCACACTTTGAAGACTTCTGTTCCTAGGTTATATGTCAGTCGACCCGTTGTAGGTTTGCCTTAGGCTACTGCTACGTTAGAAGTTGCAAGAATACCTGCAATTTCCATGTTTTTGTAAACGTTGCCGTCTAAAAGTTTCCACCGTTAATTTAAGTCATAGATGAAGTCTGACTACGTGCCCACTTACAATCCAAACGCCAGTCAAGTGCCGGTCATCCCCATGTAAATGTTTTACAAATGTATGTAAAATATTTTACAAGACCAAATTATTTTTTCTTTGGTCTATAATAACGTTTTTTCTTTTTAGGAGTTTCGGTAACCTCAGCAACAACTTCAGCTTTGGCAACTAACAATTTTACTTCGCCCTCAACCTCGTCAATCTTCTTAATAACTTTCTTAACTTTAGCTTTAGTTTCGGGTGATGCGTTACTGTTCTCAACCATTTGTCCAACTTCTTGTTCTAACTTATCTACTTTGACAAAAAGGTTTTTAATAAATTCAATTAATTTTTTCATAATGTTTTTTATATATAAATATTTTATTTTTGGGTTAAATCTTAATTGGTAACTTCTTCTCATATAGGGCTTCGAATAACAACTTATTCTTTTCCCATTTTTTGTTTACCATTCCAATTGATTTATGTGTTAATTTAATTTTTGTTGTTACACCAACTTTTACACCGTCAATGTGATTTTCTAAACAGATTGGTAAGTCATAGAAGTGAAATCCTTGAAATTCTTCATTGAAGTTATGTTTAATTCTTCCTTTGTGAATACACATAAATAATCCATCAATTACCACCACTTCTTTAAGACCCTCACCAAATGTACCGGAGTATTTGTTGGTGTGTCTTTTACCTTCATGTTCGTGACCTACTTGACCTTGCATAGATTCTCTATCTTGCCACCACATCCCGCTTAGGAGATTATCTGTACCCGCAACACCGATTATACCGTATTCAGGATTATCGTTGAAGAGACGGAGGATTTTGGGGGTTAGATTTGGCGTTTCAATAATAAGGTCATCGTGCATAAACACAACAATCTCATTACTTGAATTTTCCAATCCTTTATTATACAAATCTGGTAATGAAAAATCACCTTGGTTTTCATAAACTATTATTTCGGTTTTCGGATGTGAAAATGCTTTGCTGACGTGTTTTATATAATCGTCATTGATTTCTCTTGTCGAGATAACTACACTAATTGGATTCATCTTCTACTAAGTAAGCTAAAATTTTACCATCGACTTCTTTTAGGTCAATGACAATTGGTTTATTTGATGGAACGTATCTTTCGGTACATATTGAAGCATTAACATACATAATGTCGTTAATTAAAGATGCACCATGTGCGTGATGTATATGACCACATACGTGTAATGCCGGTCTAATTGTTTCAATACGATGTCTTAACATACCACAACCAACAATCTGTCCATTAGGAACAAAGTCTCTAACATTCTCCGCCGGTCCGTGTGTAATTAATACATCAGTGTCGTCAGGTATCATATTCCATTTCTCATACATCTCATCACCACCACGCGGTAAGTTAAATGCCCAATTATAAAACTCGGGTTGCCAAGGACTACCGTAAATTTTAATGGGTCTTGAGAACTCAGGTGATTCGATAATCATAAAGTTATCTTCCAAATAATAAACATTATCCTGCGCCAAATTTTCGGGAGATACCAAATTACCTAACCAATCAAAATCACCTTTATGATGTGGTTGATTAATTCTTTCAAATGCAAAGTCATGATTACCCGCAATGAATACCTTAGTATCAAAACCTTGGATACCCATAAACCAATGAATGAATCGTGTTACGTCGGGTTGTTCACCGATATTACTTACATCACCGGCATGGATAAGTACATCACCTTTCGGTAATGGATGTTTCATATTTTTATGAACATCATGTGTGTCAGATATACAAACGATTCTCATGTTACAAATATACGTAAAATTATTCAATAAAAAAAGGGATAGATTTCTCCATCCCTGAGGGCCAACCGATTAACGGTTAATTCCACCACTTGATTTATTTAGGAAACCAAGAAACCATAAAAAATATCTTTTTAATTTGGCTGAGATTACACCATTTTGTGATTGACTTTAGAGACATTATCGTTTCTTCTCTTATCCACAGTCTTTTGAACTGTACCAATCAGTGACGGTCAATTAGATTAACCAATCCTTAAGTCGTTGAATACTCTCTCGTTACTTTTCTCTATACAATACCGCCGCACTATATAGAACTTTTCTCAAAAATCATATCGGACTTGGGGTCTTTTATGGCCGTGAACATCTCACGACTATGTAGTCACCTGTTTCCAACGACTGACGAGCACTTTTCCTTTCGTTTGCTTTACACCAATTGTAAGGTTTTTTTGTTTCCGAATCTTGAAAGTAGTGGCCCGTCTGCCAGCTTCATTATCTTTTGAACAACGAAATACTAAACTACTCTCTGAAGTCTCCCGACCTCCACACTTTTGGACACCTTCAAAATAAAACTCTTGGTAGGGTTTTATTAAGGATGATAACGACACCACTCGTACTTCACCATACCTTTCGATTTTAAGGTACCCATGATATTGAACAACACAATAGTGAGATTGGAGGTCCCATTTCTTGTAAAGTTCCACAAGTTACTCTTATTAGTGTTCCCACCTCAACCTGACAACTCGGATTGCCAAGTCACCTATCCATTTCCTACAGTGTTACCCTCGGAACTAAGGACAGATGATGTCTTGCTTGTCTACTCGAGCTCCTTGCGAAGCCGCAAACCGTTTATAACTTTCGATTCACTTTATCCTACTTTCGTAGTTTATTTAACGACTATAGACCGCCGATATCTTTAATTCAAAGAACTTTCTCTTTTAAAAAACCACCGTTGTGATTTCTTTTACAAACTTACGAAAAAAAATTTAAATTGTCAAATTATCTTTTAGATTTTTTTTCTTTGTACTCACTCTCTACTTTTTCTTTCTTTTCTTTCGGTGCGTTTTGTTTAACATTTACCGAACCTCTTACGTTTAATTTCCATTCAGACTTCGGTACAAACTTCCATCCATGTACTTTAACTTTGTTGTCAGCATCTACATCTGACACTCGACGAATCTCACCGTCTTTACTTTTGATACATTTCATATTTCTTATTTTTTAAAAATATAAATAAAAAATATTAAAATACAAAATTATTTATCTTTTTTTTCTTCCAGTTTTGTTCCTCTTAATTCTTCGTAACGTTTCTTTAATTTCTCGTCACGTTCATCTCGAAGTCTCTGAATATAAGATTCATTTCGTTGTTTGTAGTTGTCTTCACTAAGACGGTCCATATCCTTGCTCATAATCGTACTAAATGGTTTGCTGCGTAAGTTATAATTGCACCCTCGTGTTTCCACCTTGCTTGATAACCCATACCTTCAACGAAACCAATTGCCTGTCTTAAAGAACTGTTGGATTTGTATTTTCTATCAGGGTTTAAGTCAATGTCAATGAAGTCGGCTTTTTGAATGCCGTTCTCTCTAAGGTATTCGGCAAGCTCAATCGATTTCCAAACCTCAGTCATTAAACGACTATTCAAATTCCTCTCCATGGGTACCGTCTCACGAGTACATATAACGTGGGCACCTTTACCGGGAGTGTAAAGGGCGATTACCACACCGTAAACGGTTTTGGTATTAGCGTAACATTGTGAGTCTGAACCGATGAGAATTTGTACGTTCTCTCTTGTTGAGATGTAATCCTTGATGTACTCTACAACCTCTGGTATCGGTTTACCATGGAGGGTTTTGAATTGTTTCATTTTACCTTTTCATTTATCAATAAATATTTTAATGGTTATTGCTGTAGTGAAGGGATTCGAACCACTTAAGTGGAGATTCAATCGATAACATGACGCTTGCAAGCTGGTGGTCTACCCCCTAATATTATCAATCTGTTTCTTGTTCCACACCCCCGAGACAGGAGGGCACGTCTGCCAATTTCGTCACACTACAATGTAATAACATCTTATGTCCATAGTTGGCCTCACTTCCAGTTCTCAATATGGAGTTCCTTCGTCATAAGATATTATTGTAGAGGGTACCGGATTCGAACCGGTGGACAGGTTTAACCCCATCCGCAGTTTAGCAAACTGCTGGTTTCAGCCACTCACCCAACCCTCTAAGTTGGTTAATAATTGAGGAGAGTGAGGGATTCGAACCCCCGGACCTGTTACAGTCTTCGGTTTTCAAGACCGACGCGTTCGACCGCTCTGCCAACTCTCCTTGTGTCCCCATCTTGAGATTACTGATGAGTAGTTATTCCGGTTTTTTGTCTATCTCAAAAACCTGCGAGGCGTCCCTCTGTTAAACCGTCAACCTAATACTTGGGGGAGAGTAGGTCCACAATCCTTATTCCCAATATGTAGTCGTTAAGGTTGATACTACAAACCACCATCCATTGTTAAATGAGTCTTGGATTAAAGACTATTGAGTATCTCTTACTCATTGACCCCCCACATGGATTCGAACCATGAATATTTGCACCAAAAACAAATGTGTTACCGTTACACCATAGAGGAATGCGGGACTGACGGGAGTTGAACCCGCTCCGTGCGCCGTGACAGGGCGACATCTTAACCGTTTGACCTCAATCCCAATAACACCCTTTTATCAGCCGAAGCCTCACATTACGCCGGAGTAGTGGACCCGAGGTAGGTGTTGTGAATGGAGCGAATAGACAGACTCGAACTGTCGTTTCCGGTTTGGAAGACCAGAGCACTAACCACTGTGCTATATTCGCTTGTGTAGAAAATATAGGATTCGAACCTATGACCCTTTGGATGTAAACCAAATGCTCTAACCAACTGAGCTAATCTTCTGTGGTGGACCAGCTTGGAATCGAACCAAGTACCTACTGATTATGAGTCAGTTGCTCTAACCGAGTGAGCTACAAGTCCATATCGCCTATTTAGACGATAATTTGTTTTATCGTTTATTTAAACGATGGTGTGGGAGTAGAAGGACTCGAACCTCCGAACTCGTAGAGAAGTGATTTACAGTCACCCGCAATTGCCACTATGCGATACTCCCATTTAAGTCTATTTATATTAATTTTTTTCCAAGACTATCTATCCTATAACGATTTCCAATTGGGAAATTAATGTTTTTTAATTCTATTGGTTTTAAATAATCGATGATTTTTTTAATACCATTTTTATAATATAATTCTTCATATGAAATTGTGAAATTTTTTTCATTATTAAGAAACATATTTTTAAAATCATTCTTTAATATTTTAAATTCATTAATATCGTATTCTGTTATTATCGAATTATTTTTTTCATGAATCCAAGATTTATTCCAATTATTAGTTTTTTTTGAGTGTAGCCAAGATTCCACCTGCTCAATTAAATTTTCACGATATAAATAAATAACAAAGTTTGATTGGTCATTTAAATCAGTATATTGATTCGTGCTATCATGAAACTCTTCCTTTATAAAAAGGTGATTTTTTTTATACGTATAATTTTTTGGGGCTATTCCATTTTGATAGTCTTTTGATTTTTCATAAGATGGAAATAAAAAAACATCAAATTCTTCTTGCCGCTTAAACCATTCCATTAATGTGTTTGAACCACTTCTTGGCTCTGAAATTAAAGAAACTATCATCCTAAATATTTTTTATATGTGTTGGTGTGGGATTCGGGCTACTAAGTAACCGTTGCTCAACACTCCCAATGTACCCCTAATAGGATTCGAACCTATAAAACCTGGTGCCTAAAACCAGTGACTTTGCCGTTTGTCCATAAGGGTGGTTGCGCAGATGGAGAATTACGATATCTCAACCTATTGATTAACAGTCAATTGCTCTGCCGTTGAGCTACATCTGCGTGTGTAGAATAGGCAGGACTCGAACCTGCAGCCTCTTGCTCCCAAAGCAAGTAATCTAGCCATTGATATACTACTCTATATTGTAGGCCCACCAAGAATCGAACTTGGAAATTCGCTTTAGAAGAGCGACGGTATATCCGTTTACCTATGGGCCCAATTTAACACTATCGTCTTTGAAAGTTTTATTTAATCGTTATGCCTTACGGCTAATTGTAATTTTACTCTCAAGTTTATCTAAACGTGAATCCAATGTTCTGTAAACATTGTTAATCGCATCTTCACGTTCTCTGTTTTGATTACCGACTTCCATACCTAAAATGGTATGAAGTGACTCCATTTCTTTGTTTAGTTTATTCACCCTAACAAAGGCTATGACCGAAACTATTGCAACCGCAATAACCACAACCATAGACATTCCTAAAATAAAAGATAGTATATCCATAATTTATATAATATCAAAGAACGATAGTGTTGTTAATGTAACGGCTGTACGGTTTGTGTCTTATCAACTCCTTTATACGAGTTTCAAAAGTTTCCATTTCATACTTAGCGTCTGTTCCGTCATTCTTACGAATCGTTACATTGTATTCCAATCAGGATTCGAACCTGAACTGTACAGTGTTTAAGACTGATGACTCTTCCGTTGGTCTATTGGAATCTTTTTTTGTTTCTAAAGGTGTGCGTTTGACTATGACAGTTTGGACATAAAATTTTAAGATTTTCAATTCTATTATCGGTATTGTCACCATTTATGTGGTCAAGTTCTAATGTTATTGGTTTACCGTTCCATTCATTTATTCCACATTCTTCACACTCTTTTGTTTTTATTTTTTCATCAAATAAACGTTTTTTTAATGAATTAGTCGTTTTATATGGTGAATTTTTTATTAACACATCGCATAGGTCGTATTTTTTTCCAAATGGTTTAAATTTACTTCCTTGGTTCCAAGCGGCACCGGTAAAATGCGATGTGTCAATGTTCCATTCTGTAATTTTTGAATGGAGTGTTTTATAATTACCACCACATGGTCTCATTTCCAATTCTCGGCAAACACCTGCTATTGATAGTGATTTTTTTATGGCGATTTCTAATTTTTCTTTTGTGTGTTTATATCTCATATTAATAAATATAAACAATTTTTTAAAAAAGTAAACACGATGAAAAATATTAATTCATGTTTACCCATTTTTTCTCACAATGTCAAAGAACATTTTTCACCATCTCTATGGTGAACTGTTTTACAAATATATGTAAAATTTTTTAAAACAAAAAACCCGAACAATTTTTTAAGTCGTTCGGGTTTCTTTATTTTTAGTTTTGTTTACTATCCTAATATTATATCCGAACTTTTTAACGTTTGCACGCCTCTCCCATTATCATTATATGACGGGTTTAAACTAAGCGACGGTATTGTTAATAAATTCTTCATTTTCTAATAAGTATATACAAATATACAAAAGTTTTATTTGATAGTCAATTTTTAAAAATTAATTTGGGATAGTTTATAAGTTAAACCAAGACCCGGAGTAAAATTAGAACCTACTAGATTACCAATAACCCATATTTTTAGTCCTTCCGATTTCAACGGTGCATAACCAACCCACACGTTAGGTTTGTTTACATTGTCAACAGGTTGAATACCTACACCCATCATCATTCTTTCACTTGCGAACATACGAATGACACCGAATTTCATGGTTTTATCAAAGCTACCAGTTTTGGTACTAACCATTGGGTCGGCATCATATTTGAAACCTACATAGGCTCCCCATCCTTTTTTGATGTAACCACCGGTAAGATAACCATCCATACCTTTATTAGTTGCGGAACCAAACAATTCCTGTGCGTTAGAAGCAAAGCTTATTCCGAGCATTGCAACTACAAATAACATTTTTTTCATAATTTTTTTTATTTATAAATATCTTATTTTTTTAAAGTGTCTGAATCACAGGAGGTAACTTATCTAAGGAGTCCTTTTCAATGATTTGTTTTAACACTTTAATTTTCTTTTTAGTCAATGCCAAATCTGTTTTTGACTTTGTTAGTTTGTCTTCAGATTTTTTATCTTTTAACCATTTGGAAGCGAAATCCGTTTTACTATCGGCATTTACATCTTCCCACATCTTCTTATATTCTAACGATTTTATCTCACTTTTAAGTTTTTGCTCCATCATGAGTTCTTCACCTAATTTTTGTCGATAAAATATAATTTCTTGATTTGGTGCCGAACCACCAACCGCAAGACCGAGAACAATTAACAATTCTTTTAAATCTAACATAATTCCGTAATATAAAAAAAACTTGAGTATTAGTCAAGTCTTTATCTACCTCTTCTTTGAGGTAATGCTCTTTTAAATCTTTGTTGTGGTATTCTATAACCGTTGATACCTAAGTGGTGATAAGGTCTCTTATTATATTGACGTGGGTAAAAACGATGGGTTAATGGTACATAGGTAAAACAACTTGTTAGTGTTACAATTACCAATAATAAGAATATTGTTTTTTTCATATCAATACATCATAAAAGCATCGTCACACCAAATTGGTGTTTTATCACCCATGTAAGCACCTCTAACATTAAAGTCGAAGTACTCAATGGCTTCTTCCATCGGCATATCATGATTAACCATCAATAACTCGATACATCTTGTTACCGAATAAATTAATCGCATTGAACGTTCATCAACACCGATAACGGCTTCATCGAATCCGTCAGCTTTTAGGAATTCTTCATCCTGAAAGTACTCTAATAGTTGTTCTAACATAATATATTATTTAGTGTACCCCCAACGGGAATCGAACCCGTGACTCATCCGTGAAAGGGACGTGACTTAACCGCTTGTCGATAGGGGCAAATAATTCAATCACGTTTGGTGTAGTAAGAATCTTAATCTTACATTAGTCCCTATTAGGGGATTGCATTAGTTATGCGACACACCTCACGTAATCAAACTCTATTAATTTACATTCTATATCGATGTTTACATTTCTTCAACTTCTTTTATAACTAAATTTGTTTAAGTAAAACAAAATTATTTAAAAAAACATCAGAATATAAATTAATAAATTAACAAGTTTTTTGTACCCTTCCGTACATCATAACCAAATATATCTCTACACTTGGTGGTTACATTTTCGCAAATGGGTTAATTACTCCCCGCTTATAGTAACTCTCCCCTGACCTGTATGACTATTCCGGCTTCAACAGGACCATTTTGGGTTTTATATACCGTGGGGTTACACCACAGTCGTCACTTGTTGAGCTCCCTGACGGATTCGAACCGCCGACAGGCTGATTACAAATCAGCTACTCTGGCCAACTGAGTTAAGGGAGCCTTTAAGATAATGATGGAATACCCGTTTCGTTCCATTCTTGACTGCTTAATCGTAGTTTTACGAGCGCTCGGCAGAGGGTTATGATTTCAGACTCCACTATGGATTGTCGACATCCGTTTAGCGGTGAAAACCATTATCTTGAGACAAATATAGATAAAGTTTTTTTAATAAAAAAATACCTTTAAAAATATTTTGTTGCGGGGCCGAGAATCGAACTCGGGAGACACGGCTTATGAGACCGGTCGGGAAACCTTCCTCCCCGCAATATGTGGTGTGATTGAAGAGAATCGAACTCTTATTGGAGGTACCACAAACCCCAGTCTTACCATTAGACCACAACCACCGAGTCAAGTGTTGGACTCGAACCAACGTACAACTGATTTTGCAGACCAGCTCCTAACCATCTCGGACAACCTGACTTTTTGTTCACTTTTTTTGTCTGTTCACGGTCCGTGAACAATCAGATTTTGTGAACACTGAGGTCTCTAAAGGATTCGAACCTTTATTAAAACATCCGTAGTGTTCCGTGTTATCCGTTACACCAAGAGACCAACTTTTACTTCCATTGAGTCTTTCTGTTGTGTTTCCAACTTCTACACTCTCTTACTCTTACAATCTTTCCACTTCCGTGTCTCTTTGCTCCAAATGATGATGGATGGCAATCATAATACCAACTTCCATTTCTTTTATTACAAATCAGACAATAGTCATAGATTCGTTGCATTTGTTTTACTCGTTCTTCTTTGTTTTTCATTTTACATTAGGGTTAACTAATGCATGTCGAATTGTTTTTTCATAATATTATAGTTTAGCACTTCCTTACAGACTCGAACTGCAATCAACGGGTTTGGAATCCGGTATGCTACCATTGCACCAAGGAAGTGAATAATACGAACATTGCCCCCGTAGCGGATTCTAACCACATTGTTTTCACGTCTGGAACGGGGGATAATTCGTATTGTGACCCCTCCGCGACTCGAACGCGGGACTCCCTCATTAAAAGTGAGGTGCTCTAACCAACTGAGCTAAGAGGTCGATATGTGGAGACAGGTGGATTCGAACCACCGACACCCGGCTCTTCAGGCCGGTGCTCTACCAACTGAGCTACGTCTCCAAATGTGTCTATGGATGGATTCGAACCACCAACCTCCGACGTATCAGGTCGGAGCGCTAACCGTTGCGCCACATAGACAATTTTACCCACGATTTCAAAGAACTAATTCGGTGGACACGTAGGGAATCGAACCCTTTCACTCTGATTGCAAATCAGGTGGTCTGCCATTGACATCCGGCCCAAAAACAAAAAAAACCCCGAGATTTTGTCCCGAGGTTCTTATAATATATTATTGTTAACTTTTTAACTATCCTATACAATTGCTGAAACCTCGAGACATACTAATCTCACCCATCGCACACCACTTGGCTGCGAATGTAGTAAACGTAATATGTGTAAAGCGTTTCATTGAATGTTTTATTTAATTTTTACAAATGTATATATAAGTATTGACAAAATCAAGAAAGTCCAAAAATATTTTTTTTGAACAGCAAATGTTATAACCTAATATTTAAAAATAATAATAGTATAAATGTTACCACTGTGATATTTATTACTATATGATAAATTTAAAAACCTCTCTCTTATTTATAAGCTATTTCTTTGCGTCTATATCATATAGCGCAGATGCACAAACCGTATTTGTTTCCGGTGTCGAAAATAAAATTAAAATTGGAAAATTTACAGGTAACCGAGACTTTGCTTTCGGGGTCAAAAATATCTTCCAAGAAATTTTACAAGATAAAAATTTAGACATTGTAGAAACACAAGAATCCGCTGATTACGTAATCAGTGCTGAGATTCTCTATTTTGACGTTAATAGAACAAAACGTAACGTATCAGTTTTCCATTCCGATGTGGAAGAAACCTTAGTGGTCATTAAGGGTATAATCAAAAACAAAGAAGGAAAAAAAATAAAGGAATATGTGGCTGAGGAATCGAGTTCGGAAATCTCAACATCAACAATAATAACCGGAGAAGCAAGTGAAACTGTAAATCAACAGGCACTGTCATCCTCAATTAAAAAAACATGTCAAACTTTAATTAACAAATTAACAGAAAAACTATGAAAAAATTATTAATCCTCTCTCTAATGTTAATGTCCTTTGTAAGTTTTGGACAATTAACAATTTCACAATCTTTAACACCATCAACGGGATTAAAGGTTGGTGATACAATAACAGTAAAGTATACCTTATCAAAAGGTCAGGTAATTAAGAATCCTCGTTATCTTTGGTTTAGATACCAATTCAATAACAAGGCGTTGGGTTATGTTTCTACCGTATTTAATCAAGGTTCTTCGGCTCAGACATTCTATACAGGTTGGAGTAACTATAAGTTCATCTTCAACGGTGGTGCAAGTGATAATGATTTAAATGTTCAATATGGTCTAACTCCGTGGAACTATACGGTAAGTCCTGATTGGAACATTGGTCAATTAACGGTTCAAAGAGCTGACGCTTCGATAAGTGGTGTTATTGCAACACAGAAGTACATCTTAAAAGACCAAAATGCATATAACAACATTTTTAAAGTGGATTTGGCTACAGGTACTGACACAACAGGTGCTAATGTTGGTACAATCTACGGTGGTGGATGGTCATCATTAAGTAATGTTGTTGGTAACACGTCACAATTTAAGGTAAAAGTACTTTATCCACAAGGATATGATATTACTGACCATAATGTTCAGTTAATGAAATTGAAAACGGACGGTACTATTGATTGGGCATTACCTCCTGTTGCACAATTACCATTGGATGCAAGTGGTGAAGCATTATTTACAACACAAGTAAAGGTTGGTGATTCGGTCGGCGTATTTGTTGGACCGGCAATGACCAAAGCGTGGATGAATAACATTGTAACTGTATCAGACGCATATAAGGCATTCTTAGGTCACTCACAAACAGATATCAGCGGAACTGCAAATTTCTTTACATTACCTACATTAGAAAAGAAAGTTGGTAAAGTAACCACTAACGCAAACGCATTTGGTGAAGGAGATTCATACGCTTTATTTGCACATGTAATGGGACAAAACATGGGTACCGTCGCTTCTATCCCCACATCAACTTCAACATCGGTAAGATGGTATAGTGGTTTATTAAATCAAAGTTGGTTAGATGGTGTTGTTAAGAATAGAGTTTTAATCACACAACCCATTCAAGAGGTTCATGCCGTATTTGCGTGGGGTGGCGACTTAAACTGGTCACACTCGTCAGACCCAACTCAAATTGCAAGTAGAATAACCGCGGGACAATTCACAAATTCAGTTGGATTTGCAAACAGAACAATTGCACCTTTATCATATCAAAGTAAAACATTGGAAACGGCAACATTAAATGTTGTATCTAAAATTGAAGGTGGTAAAGTTGTTTTAACGACAAATCTTACTAAAGAAGGTTTGGCGGGTTTACAGGTAATCATGAATTATGACGAATCAAAATTAACATTAGATAATGTAATATTTGATGCGGGCGCCACTATTACTAACTTCTCAACACATAAAGACAATAGATTAACTTTTGGTTCAATTGACCAATTAAAGACATCAAGAATTAAAGTTGGTACACCTTACAAATTAGTATTTACACCAAAGACTCCTTTAACAAATACTGCGGGTTTATTCTTCTTTGTGTTATCAGATGCGGTAGATGCTAAAGGAAACAAGGTAAATTTAATAGTGGAATAATATGAAGAAATTATTAGTAATATTTTTTTTACTAATTTCATTTTTAGGGTTCGGACAGAGTGTATCTGCTCCGGACTCTAAATCGTTTATTCCATCCACAACTGCACAAGACGGAAGTGGATTTCAATTAAGTGGATTTAATGCAACATCCACTTTGTTAGCATCAATCAGTTTAATAAACCCATCAACAAATACTACATTCTATTTAACCACCACAACAGGTTTAACCGCAGCAAGTGGATTTACATTGAGCGGTAATAAAACTCGTTTAGTGGTAACAGGTACAATGGTTAATATTAATAACGCATTAGCATCTCTAAAAATAAACACAGGTTCGGTAGTAGGTAATGTTCAATTATCAGTAGCGGCAACTGTCAATCCTGTTGGGTATTTTTACAATGGTGTAAACGGACACTTTTATAGACCAATATCAACAGGTACAACATACACAGGAGCAAGAGCTGCATCGTTATTAACAACATTCAAAGGACAGACGGGATATTTGGTGACAATAACATCGGCATCGGAAGATGCATTTATTGCGGCTAACGTACCACAAACTAATATATGGTTTGCAGCAACGGATGAAGTTGTTGATGGAAGATGGGTAATCGATGCGGGACCTGAAAAGGGAACTGTAATGAAAACTCAAAATGGACAATTGGCGGGTAATATTCCTGGTGTGTATAATAACTGGGCACAGGGTGAACCAAATGGTAGTAATGGTAGTGAGAACTATGCAGTAACAAAATGGAATGGTAACCAATGGAATGATTTATCAAACAATTGGAATAACCCTTATGTAATTGAATATGGAACTTGGACTAATCCTGATGATGCGACATTTACAGAATTCTATACTAATAGTGTTACTCACTCAAACGGACAAGTATTAAGAGCATCATTCAATGTTGATTTCGGTACTAACGTAGATGAAACCAAATTTTCAGCAAAAGGATACACATATACAAATAATAATTGGGATGTGGTAAACGGAACTGCCAGACAACTAAGTGGTTTGGGTAAAGTTGATTTGACAAGTTTGTTGGATACTGTAAAGGTGGGTGATGGGTTAAAAGCGTTTGTAACACCCGGACAAGTAGAATGGTCAATCATTAATCCTTATGAAACATCAAGAAATGGACATAGATTACAAATTGATGAAAGGGAATTTCAAGGTACGGGTATAAATCTAAATGACATAAAATACATAAAGTTGTTTGATGTGTATGAGGGACCGATTACACCTATGGATTTTAATGGATGGTGGAAACAATGGGTTATACCGGGGAATATTAATCTTACAAATAAGGTTGCAACAAGTTCGTTTCAAAGTTCTTTTAGATTACAAGATGGGTGGTATGGTATTGGTGCCGAATATACATTTTCTCCTGCAACAATATATAAACCGCATGGGATTGAAATAACCGCAAATTCACAAACAGAGTTAAATAGTTTATATAATAGTATTGTAACCGTATCGGATGTGTTCATTGCATTTAAGGAATTATCAAATGGTGGATTATTTGGTAATGAGAGTGGTAACGAATTTACATCAGGATTACAATATATGAATGCTGACGTGGATGGTAATGGTATATTTAATGAGAATGACACATACAGATTATTACAACATTTGACAGGTGTTCAACCATTAACACAATATTCAGCATTAACATATTTGATGAAGTTATATAATAAATCGGATTACGATGCGATAACTAAATCAAATTGGGCAACCCAATTTAACAGTACTCGTAACTTAATTCCATTCACGATGAGTGGATTAAACAATACATACAATGTAAATGTGACTTGGGTTGGTGATGTTAACTTATCGCACTCAGCGCAACAATCTGTTAGTGGTCTTGCAACTAATTCAATTAGAACTATGAATTCCGTAGTTACTAATCAAATTAACGCAGACATTGTGGGTGAATTAATAGGTGGTAAATTAGTCGTTACAATATCGATGGACCCATTACAACAAGAAGTGGTTGGGACTGAATTCCATTTAACTTATGATAATACCGTATTAAAATATGAAAAAGCAGAATTCACAACAAAAGGAACCCCAACTAATTTTGGAAAAGATATGGGTAATTTTGTAAAAATAGGCTCATTCATCTCAGATGGTTCTACCACATTGGATAAGACCACAGAATATAAAATAACATTTTTACCGTTAATAGGGACGTTTGACACGTTAGGTTTAACGTCTTTATCAATGACCGATGCGGTAAATAGAAATGGTACACAATTAAAAATAAAAATAGACTAATGAAAAAAATAATATTTTTATCGTTTATTTTAATGGGTTGTTCCACACCAGAATTACCACTACCTGAAGTGTTGGCTAAAGATGATATTTTTAGTGTAACTGAAAGTGTGGCAGTAAATGCACAATCAATACATTTTGACTTACCATCGGCAGGCACATACACATTGTCATTAATAAGTGACACCAGTGGACAAGTGATAAGTAGGGAAAGATTTAAAGGTCAGAGCGGTGAAAACGTAAAAAAAATATATACAAACACATTACCAAAGGGACGTTTAACGTTGGTTTTAAGTGACGTAAACAAAACTGAAATTAATAAAACAAAAATAATAATTAACTAAACAAACACAAAACAAATGAAAAAGGTATTTATAATAGTATTCGGAGTACTAACACTTGCAGGATGTAACATGGATAATGAAATTCTTCCAAGTACACAACAAGTAACACCTGAATTACAAATCACAAATAAGGTAGGTATTAAAGTATCCAATCCTTTTGTGACAAATGAGGTTTCTATGAACGTTAAAAGTGATTTTGCCGGTAAAGCGGTAATTAAAATTACAGACATCGCAAATAGAGTAGTTTCTAAAGAAGAAGTAGAAGTAAATGTAGGTGATAACATTTTAAAAATTTACACAACCGCTTTACCATCTTCAGCTTATAGAATCGCCTTATTTGATGTAAAAGGTGTTCAATTAGGAATTACGGATTTCAATAAAATAAACTAAATTAAATTAAAAAAAAATGTCAGAAGAATCAAATGATGGAACAATGTCAGGATTAGTAAAAACACTAATCGGGACGGTAGGAACGATTGTTACTGCAGGAGGAGCCTGGTTAGGTTCACAAATGTTCGGTGGTGGAGAACAACCGGCAGCAGCACCTGCAGCGGCACCTGTAATAAACATTACTCAAAACCAAACTCAACAACAAGCTGCAGGCAAAACCGTAATCATCAACAAAGGTGGTGGAAACGGAACGGCACAAACCGCACCTGCACCGGCACCCGCACCAAAGCCTAAAAAGAAGGAAAGTGATGAGTTTACCGAAAAACCAGCAGCTTGGTAATTTAACAAATACATAATATGGCACAACAACAAGAAAACACGGGATTTAGAGACCTTCTAAACCAGATGATGACACGTAGATGGAAAATGACACTTATTGTGTTATTGACGTTCATGGGTACGGTATTTGGTATCGGTGGAGCGATTGTATTTAAAGCAGAAATTAATGAAGCTTGGAAAGAATTACTATTATTATTACTTGGAGCGTTCATTGGTTCATATGGTAAAATTGTAGACTATTGGTTCTCAGATACGGATAAAGATAAAATGTTAGTTCAGAAAATGGACGAAGAAGATGGTGTATCACTTTCAGACACGGGTAGTGGTGACGGTGAAAAAAAAACTTATAGTCCAATAGTACCTGAATCATTTACACAAGCAATATCTAATAGTGGGTTTAAAAACGAGACAGAAGTTATACCTACAGTATCAAAATCAGAAGAAAAACAAACCAAAGTAGGTGTTGAAATCGATGAAGATGGTGACGGTAAAATGGATGGTTTAGATTTTGACGGAGATGGTGTAATTGATGAGTATTTTGACCACCGTAATTGTCAACACGTTTGGGGCGATGCTGATGGTGATGGTGATGAAGAGTGCCTAATTTGTGGTAAGATAAAAGATATCGACACCACAGATATGGAAGGGTAATAAACAAACACAAATATAAACACAAATAATATGACATTTAAAGAATGGGTAATTGAAATCTTTAAGGATGAAAGAGGTTCAATTTCAGTAAAACCGGTAATTGCATTTTTAGGTGCAACATTTTTATGCGTAACAATGATATTAAATTCATTTTCTCACGCAGATTTTGCACCATCACCCGATTTGGTGAACGCAGTTATGTTGATAACAGGCATTGGGATGGGTGCCGACACCTTAGATAAGTTCTCAAGTAAAAAGAAGGACGAAACTGAGGGTTAAAAGAAGGGGAGATTAATTCTCCCTTTTTTATTTTAAGATATTTATAATAAAAATTAATTATGAAGAAGTTTATTTTTATTCTCATTTTGGTAGTATTACTACCGTTTTTGGGATTTTCTCAAACTATTGGTTCAACTAAAACTGAACAATATAAAGCATCATTTGAAACCGCAATTGATATTTCCCAATTCATGGATTACGAGGGACCGCAAATACCAATTCAAATTTTAAAGTGCGGAATATCGGATGAGATGTATGAAATGTATCCTGAACTTAAAGAAAAAAGAGTCGGACTTGGTGTTGCCAATATCTCTATGGAATATCTTGAGAATCTTAATCGTTTTAAATTCACAGAAGATAAGACAGAAATTAAGAATCGTATGGTAAAACAATTCCAAGCGTCACAAGCGGGTATATCTGAAAATAAATTAGATGGACGTGGTAAAATAAACTTGGCTAAGTATTTCGTTACAATTGAGTGTTATGATTATTCGGTAAGTGAAGATGAAACTATCAATTTAAAAGATGGTGTTAAAAATATGATGGTTACTCGTTTAGGTTTACAAGTAAGATTTACAGACGCAGAAACGGGTGTAGTATTTGGAGCATCGGGATTGGGTGAAGCAAAAACGGTAAGAGAATTGACGTTATTATCTGACGCAACTGCCGACCCCGTTAAATTTAATCAATCAACAATTTCAATTTCAACTAAGAAAGCACTTGATATTGCATGTGCAAGAATCTTAGATAGAATGATAAAGAAAAAAATATTTGAAAAATAAAATATGAAAACTTATAATATTGTCGCAGGTATCGTGGCCACTTTTATATTCTGTGCGTTAATCTTTGACGGCGTAATGGTTTATTCTCATTTCTTTAATGAAGAATTGGAGAACACAATTATCAATAAAATCGATAACGTAATCTATTAATGATTGAAAAAGTTAAAAGGGTTATTAAGTGTATTATTTATCTTATTTCTAACTTCCAAAGTTAGTGGACAAACATTTACCCAAACATTTATCGATAAATGTTCAGGTGAGGTTAAAGTTGCTACTACCACTTATGTGAATGGGAACGCCTTTGTTTCATTTTATAATCAAATGAGGTCTTTTACCCCTGCTGAAGTTCAAAGCGGGGCTATGCAGCTTTGGTTGCAATCTGTATATTTGGCCTATTCAACAGTCGGTTGTCCAACCAATATTGTTGTTCAACAAACAGTCCAACAAACGGTTAATCAGGCAGTACAACAGGCGGCACAACAAGCAGCCACACAGGCGGCAAGTGCGGCGGCTTCACAAGCAGCAAGTAGTGCAGCATCCCAAGCTGCAAGTAGCGCGGCAAGTAATGCAGCTTCATCGGCCGCATCGACGGCAGCTAGTGGTGCGGCATCATCCGCCGCAAGTTCGTCAGCATCATCCGCAGCAAGTGGCTCTGCAAGTTCAGCAGCAGCAACAGCGGCAACACCTCCACCCGCACCAAGTAGCGGTTCATCCGCACCTGCAGCGAGTAGTTCGTCATCTAACGGTGGTGGTTCTTCATCATCCAGTTCATCTGAAAGTAAAAGTAGTACATCATCTTCATCTGAAAGTAAGTCAGAAACTAAGAGTGAAACTAAATCCGAATCAAAGTCTGAATCTAAATCGGAAAGTAAATCCGAAGAAAAGAAAGAAGAGTCAAAATCCGAATCAAAAAAAGAAGAAAAGAAAGAGGAATCTAAAAAAGAAGAAAAAAAGGAAGAAAAGAAAGAAGAGAAGAAGAAAGAGTCAAAACCAGCGCCAATAAATCCATTACTAATAGCTTCCGATTTATCAGTCGTAGAGACAAGTCAGACAGAATGGGCCGCAATTTTGTCTTTGGGTTTAAGTAAATCTTCATTAATGGGTGATAAAAGTTATTCATTGAATACTATGATTTGGAGTAATTTACAACAATTCGCGGTTAGTGGCGGTATAACAAAAATGAATTTAGATAGTAAAGGAAAATTAACATCAATCAATTCTTATTCATTAACATCCGCATATCTAACAGGGAATTATATGTTATTGGGTGGATTTACCAAAATTGTTCCAAATTCAAAATATGGTGTATATGGTTATAACTTGGGTATTGTCTCACTAATGTTACAAAATCAAAGCGGTGGTTTTGATTTAACAGTAAGTAATTCTGCTGTTGCGTTTTGGACTAAGCCATACCCCGTTAACAAAAAACTCACACTTTCCCCTCAAATATTTGTGATGCCACCAGGGACAAGTATGAACACTGTGACAGGTTTAATTACTTATGGTAACACTGTTGGTATCTTAGCCGGTAGTTCAGTTGATTATAAACTAAGTAAAAGATTTGGTCTAAGTTTTAACTATAAAATTAATACGTCAACAGCACCGGGAGCTCCGATATTAAGTAATTTCTTGATAGGTTCAAGAATGATGCTTTAAGACATCACTTCTTTATCAACTTTTAAGGGTTCAGTATGTTGTCTTTGTCTTTTAGGACCATACTCAGTTGTCATTTTAGAAATTGTGGCACCTAATGAACCACACATAAGAAATAAGATTAATACTAATTGTATCATAATAATTGTGTTTTTTTTATATAACTATTGTAAAAGTACAAAAAATATATTAAAAAACGAAGAAAAATTGCATTTTATTAATAACTTAAAAAAGGTTCTTTATATAATACAATTTTAATTAATGCGATACTTATATAATGAAAAATCCCCACGGTTAAAAACTATGGGGATTCTGTACTAAATGATAAAAGTACCTCTCTCTTGATACTATTTAAAATATAAACATTTATTTTTTAGAAGTCAACTCTATAAAAAGATTTCTCACTTCTTGACAGGTTTCGTAGTCTTCAATCTCTTCAAAATAAGGTATCACATCGCGAGTTAAAACTACGGTGTCTGATTTATTAAATTTAAACTCAGTATCCCATTCTAAACCTTGTACGATTGCTTGGATGTAAAGGGTTAATACCCTTTTTTTATTATCTGCGGTAAACCCCTTAAATACCTCTATAATGTTCCTATAAATCGATTCTTTATTAATACTATAGAAATCGGTAAAGTCATCATAATGACCTTTTATGTACATTTTTTTATATGGTGTTCTTGTTTTATTACCGTATGCCATTATATCTTTTTTTGCATCCATGTTTATTTTAACATCTTATAAATTTTTTAACACCCAATTGGCAAATTTTCTGTGTCCTGACGATTTAAGATGTATACCATCACCCGAGTCTTCATATGTAACCGTAGTGTCCATTGGAATAATTCTACATCCTAAAAGTCTTTCTTGCATTTTCTTTTGTAATTTGATGTATCTATCGCGACATACCTTTGTGGTGTTATTATCGTATACGGTTTTCTTTATTACCCTACTCGGGTCATAACCAACAATGACAATAACTTCCATATCATGTAAGTTACCCAAATCCACCATTGATTGTAAATTACTGATTGTTGTTGATTCTTTTGTACTTGCAAACGAATCGTTTATACCACCGTATATTATGAGGGTATTATGGTGGGGTCCATTTTCCAAATAATTACGTAAAGTTTTTAACATCCAATCAGTTCTTTTACCTCCTTTGGCCATATTCACATAACCCATACCCATACCTTTGGCGACCGTGTGTTGCCAACCGTTTGCGTAACATGTTAAACTATCCCCAATGTACAAGATTCTAACGTCTTTTTTAGATGGGACAAATAGTAATAAAAAAAGTGATATTAATAGTGATTTCATAATGATATAAAAAAATATGGCCGGCTATGAACCGGCCCATTTTTATTTTGTCGCAGAACTATCAGCAAGAGCTGTAGTTGAATCTGTTGCAGATACTGCTGTAGTATCAACTGTAGTTGAGTCGTTTGTTTCGTCTGTGGTAGACTTAGAACCACATGCGGTTAATGTAAACATTACACCAACTGCAAAAACTAAAATTATTTTTTTCATATATTTTTAAATATACGTAAAAAATCTGAGACTACAAAATGTCCAATAAAAAAACCCCAACGAGTTGCTGGGGTTTTAAGGTCTTTCGGTGGATTCAACTCCACTTACTTTAAAAAACGAAAAGGTAATCGACAAAGAGAACCTGTGAAAATATAAATATATATAAATTCACAAAAAGTTCACTAAATGATACTTTTTTTAGAAAGTTTTAGTTCATTATTTTCAAAAATCAACGAAACTTCTTTGTTTTCTACAATATTTCCTTTAAGAATCTCTTCGCTAAGGAAATCTTCACAAAGATTTTGAATAATACGTTTCAATGGACGAGCACCGTATTCTTCTTGGGTGTTGAGGTCATAAATTTGATTAGTAACGGACGTATCGAACGTAACTTTATAACCTTTTTCTACCAATCTTGCGTTTAATTTACCAATTTCTACATTGATAATTTTTCTAAGAACGTCAGAACCTAATGAATTGAATAACACAATGTCATCAATACGGTTTAAAAACTCAGGATTAAACTGTTGCTTCAAAGATTTTTGAATCATTGACTTTCTAACCTCATATTTTTGAGTTTCTGATGATGAAGTGGTAAATCCAACGCCGCCACCAAATTCAGATACCTTTTTAGCACCGACATTTGACGTCATGATAATTAAACAATTGGTAAAATTCACTTTTCTACCAAAAGAATCGGTTAAATGACCATCATCTAAGATTTGCAGTAAGATATTAAACACATCTTTATGAGCTTTTTCTATCTCATCAAATAAAATCACCGAAAATGGGTTATTTTTCACTTTTTCAGTCAATTGACCACCTTCTTCGTGTCCAACATAACCCGGAGGCGACCCAATTAAACGAGAAACGTTGTGACGTTCCATAAATTCACTCATATCAACGCGAATAATCTTCTCTGGGTCACCGAAAAGGTTCTCAGCTAAGGATTTAGCAAGGAACGTCTTTCCAACCCCTGTAGAGCCTAAGAAAATGAATGAACCGATAGGTTTATTTGCATCTTTAATACCGACACGGTTACGACGAATAGCTTTTGAGATGGATGTGATAGCTTCGTCTTGTCCAATTACCTTTGCTGATAGCGTTTTTTCCATGTTTAAGAGGTTTTGAGTCTCTTTTTGGTCCATCTTAGTGATTGGTACGCCTGTCATCTCAGAAACGATAGAATAAACATCGTCAATGGTTACAGGAACCTTATTATCTTTCTGATTTTCCATCCATTTCTTCTTTTCAGAATCTAATTTGGTTAAAATCTTCTTTTCTTCATCACGAAGTTTAGCCGCATTTTCGTAATCTTGATTTTTTACTACTTGAAGTTTTCTTTCTTTCACCTCATCAGCTTCTTTTTTTAATTTTTCAATAGATTCGGGAATAGTGCTTGAAACTCTTTTTTCCGAACCTAATTCATCCAAAACATCGATAGCTTTATCGGGAAATTGTCTATCAGTAATGTAACGACCTGCTAATTTAACTGCGGTTTCTATTACATTTTCTTCAAAAACAACTTTATGGAAATCTTGGTAAGAATTTTGTAGATTTTTAAGAATTGCAATTGTTTCCTCGATTGTTGGTTCCTTAAGAATGACTTTTTGGAATCTACGAGATAATGCCCCATCTTTTTCGATGTGTTTTTTATATTCATCAAATGTTGTGGCACCAATACACTGCATCTCACCACGAGCAAGTGCGGGTTTCATGATATTTGCAGCATCCATAGCACCGCTTGCATTACCGGCACCCACCATAGTGTGTAATTCGTCGATAAATACAATAACGTTAGGTGCTTCTTGTAATTCAGCCAAAATCGCCTTGATTCTCTCCTCAAATTGACCACGATACTTTGTACCGGCAACTAAAGATGTTAAATCTAACGACATAATACGTTTATCTAACAATACTGTGGGACATTCACCCTTTTGAATCATTAAAGCAAGTTTCTCAACAATTGCTGTTTTACCAACACCGGCATCACCCACAATAACCGCATTGTTTTTCTTTTTACGTGATAGAATTTGTGCAATTCGTTTCACTTCTTTGTCCCTACCAATAATAGGGTCAATCTTACCTTCCTCAGCGAGTTTAATTAAATCTCGGGAGAAATTATCTAAAATTGGTGTGTTTGAACCCTTTTTGGTTCTCTTTGGATTGATGGTCGGGCCATCTTCGAAGAATTCTACAGACATAGTTATATTATTTTATTCCGCAAACATAACACATTCCGTACTAAGTTCCAAATAAATGTCAAAATGTCTAAAAAAATGTCTAAATAATGTCTAACGAATGTCTAAATGTCAGTTTTAACCATTTGGCTTATAATTTGTAAAATACGGTGTATAAAACAATTAAAACTATGATAACATTATTTAAAGACCCATTGTTTCAAGCACTGGATAGTGTATTTGAAACACCAAAACAAATTAATCAACCAAAAATAACAAGAACTGATGAGGATTATCAGGTACACATTGCGGTACCCGGTTTAACTAAAGATGACCTTACAATTTCAACAAAAGAAGGTTATTTAAACATTTCATATGTTAAAGAAGAAACCGATGATAAAATTTATTCATTTACAAGTTCATTTAAGAAAACATACCACATACCGGATGATGTAGATGAGAAGCACATTGCCGGAAGTGTAGAAAATGGTGTGTTGGAAATAATCCTCCCAAAAAGTAAAAAGAAATCATTAGAAAGGATGATTTCGCTTAGTTAATATGAAACCCCGAGAAATCGGGGTTTTTCATTTGTATTTATAATAAAATCATATCATGAACAAATCAGTATTAAAAAGAAAACACATGGAGGAGTCTAACCTTATCCTACAAAACAGATTAAGTAATAAATCATCCGAACCGTCGTTTTCAAATAATGTCGAAAGAGGTAACCAAAGAAAAGACATATTAAAAGATAAACTATTTAATCAATTAAAGGGTAAATAATATAATTTTTTTGTTATATTTGCACCGTACTTAAACAAAAAACATATGGCTATTTTATCTGAAAAAATTAATGGTGGCATGATTGAGGTTGAAATCAACTCAACAAATCTAATTAAAGCAAGTTACAACACCGAAAATGAAGATTTACTCGTAACTTTTAAAAACGGCGCTATTTATGAATATAATAAAGTCCCTTGGAATAAGTTTACTAAATTACGGTTAGCAGAATCTCAAGGGAAATACTTTAACGAGCATATCGCTAAAGGACATACCTACAAAAAAGTTGGATGAGTTTATTTGAAGAACTGATTGAAGTTAAATCTACTGATAAAAGAATAGTTAAATCTTTCAAAACAAAGGATTCACTATCCGGTGACATATTTGAGTCATCAGGTAGTGAATTTTTTATGCGTGATGAAATTAAGAAACGTTTATTGGAGATAGCTGACGATTTTATTGAATTCTTAGGTATTGAATTTTTTATACACGATATTATTCTTACCGGCTCATTGGCTAATTATAATTGGTCAAAGTATTCCGATGTTGATTTACATATACTAATAGATTTCAAGGAAACTGATTATAAGTTAGACATATTAAAAGAATTCTTCGACACCAAAAAAAATCTTTGGAATAAGAACCACAATATCAAAATAAGAAAATATGATGTTGAGCTTTATGTTCAAGACGTTGATGAAAAACATTTATCTTCCGGTGTCTATTCGGTGCTACATGATAAATGGTTGGTAACCCCCGAAAAATCAAATCCTAAGATTGACGATAGGAAAATTATCGAAAAAGGTGAGGAATACGCAAAACAAATTGATGAATTAATCTCTAAAAATAAAGAGGGTGAAGATGTGGATAATGAAATTGATGAATTAAGAGTAAAGATAAAAAAATTTAGACAAAGTGGTTTAGACGTCGGTGGGGAGTATTCTTACGAAAATCTAACATTCAAATTACTTCGCAGAAATGGTTACATTGAAAAATTGATTGACCTAAAAAACAAACTTAAAGATAATAAATTATCTATAACACAATAAAGAACCTTATTTTTTTACGTATTACAATATATTTATAGTTTAAGAATAAGTTTATCTAATTTATATACAAAAATGGCAGATTTAAAACCACTTGGTAGTGAAAAACTTAACGGGGATGACAAATTAAGAAGAATCCTTGAGTTAACATACTACAAAAATGACAATAATAAAAGCGCTAACAAAGCTGAAATAGTAAAAGAATCTAAATCAGGCGGTGTTTATGGAATTGTTAAAGAAAGAGACGGATACTATGTTAAGAGAGGGTTGAACGAAAGTTCACTTGACTACATTGGTGGAATGTTCATGAAAAATAAAAACAAGTTTTCATCATATGCTGAAGCTTTAAAACGTCTTGAGTTAATTAAAGGTCAAGAGGAATTAATTAATGAAGCTACAAAATATGTTTTAAAACAAAACAAACCACAAGAAGAAGCACCCGCACCAGTACCGGCAATGCCTGAGGAACCTGCAATTGATGACATGCCACCTTCGGATGCATCTGTGACTCCTTCTCTTGCGGAACCCGGTATGGAAGAACCCGCTGCAGAAGAACCTGCGGCTGAAGAACCTGCAATGGATGGTGAAGATATGGGTGGTGATGAAGAATCATCTGAACCAAAACGTTCTGATTATATGGCGGAAGTTCAAAAATACGCAGGCAAATTAGGGCAAGAATTGAGAGATTTACATAATAAAATGGAAAGTGATGATATTAAGTACGTTCTTAATATGATTATTTCCGCAGTTGATTTAGACAAATTAGACGATGACGATATTGAAGACATTGCAGACAAATTCGACAGAGATGAAGAAGAAGGAGATTATGCGGGTGCAGAAGACGATTTTAGCAGTGAGGAACCAAGCGGTGAGGAAACTCCTGAAGAGGAGCCAATCTCAGCTGACAAAGAATTAGGTGAAGAAGAGAATCCAATGGATGCTTTAGAAAACTTTATCAATTCTTCAATCGATGAGGAAATGTATTCTGATTTAGATGAAGAAGATTATTCAGGTTTAGACGAAATTAACATTGAAGACTATTCAGATTTAGATGAGGAATATGGAATGCCTGATTATAAGCCCGATTATACATCACCCGATTTAAATGATAATTTAAGCGGTGATTTTGACGAAGTTGGTGATGCTGCAGGAATGGAAGACAATACCGATTATACAGGTGAGGAAATTGGTCTTGACGATTTTACCGGTGACGAAGATGGTGGTGAAGCAGAAGAAGAAATGGATGAGGTTGAAATTGACTTGGAAGAAATGAAAAAAGAAATTAACAATAATATTCACACAACGTTAGCAAAATATTTTAAGTAAACGATGCACCTCATCTATGTCAACGAAATTGGTTCCGATTATAAGGGTCAAAAACAGTATGAGTTCATCTTTAGTACAAGTACTGAGATTGACATGGATGAGTGGTTTACAATCCCCGCCTCTTTAGAGGTATCCTCCAAATCCCCCGATGTTGAATATGTTGACACGGTTGGGTTATTAAAAGACACAGACTTACAGTTAGAATTAGTTCAAGACTCCGATTATTTCGGAGTCATTGACGCTGTTGACGGTGTCGTTGCTTTGGCTTGGGAAAAATTTGATGTCGATTCAGAAGAAGAACGTTTAACATTCAAATTCGGTGAATCAATGGAAAGTGTCACAAAAAAATTAAAATTTAGAAGTTACCTTCTAATAAAGGAAGAAATAAAATACAAGGACTAATGAAAAGAAACGAAATAATTCAGAAATTAATAAACGAGGGATTTTCAGCAAAAACCTTGGTTAACTTTACAGATAAACAACTAAATGACTTATCATCAAGAATGTTAAGTGAGCAATCATCAGGTAAAGGTGCTGTTATTATGAAAAAGGGCACAAACCCAACAGATATCAAAAGAGTTACCGATACTGGTATGAATGTTGAATTAAGAGAAAAAGAAGAGGGTGGATTAAACGCGGTGGATACTTTAAAATCTGATGAAATTTCTAAAATATGGAATCATATTAAAGGTGGTGAAGAACCATCAAGAAAAGAAATGAAATTAGACATCTTCAAGTATATGAAGAAACACGATTGTACATTAGATTCTTTAAAAGAAAAATGTTTGAATGAATCTCAGTTGGAAATTAATGAATGGGTTAGTAACTTAGCAGAAACAAAATATCACAGTTTCACATCTAAGAATGAAATCATGGAATTAATCTCAATGAAATTAAATGAATCAGAAGTTCACGAATTTGGTCCAAACGTTAAAACAGGTCACAATGGTTTGCCTGAGTTTATGACATATGATGCCATTACATCTGCGGCACAACCTGCACCAACGATTGCACCGCCAAAGACTAAACCGGGGACTACTCCAAAGAGAAATCCATTTAGACCGGGTCCAAAAGTTAACCCACCTGCTAAAGCGGGTATGGGTGTTGAACAGGAGATTGGTGAAAATCAAACAGCACCAACAATTGCACCTCCAAAAATAAAACCGGGTACAACACCAAAGAAAACTCCATTTAGACCGGGCCCAAGAGTTAATCCAAAACCTAAGGCGTTAAAGGAAGACGAATAAATTAAAACCCTCTTATGAGGGTTTTTTAAAAAAATATCTACAACTATGAAATTTACAAAAGAAAAGGTACTATCTTTGGTGAAACAAAATGTAAACGAAATGTCAATGGAATTTTACAGTCCTGATAGACCGTCAGGCGATATTCAACAAAAACTACAAGCTAATGATACGCCGTTAAGTAAAGTACCATTGCCTAAAACAGATGTTGCACATCAAAACTTTCAAGAATTATTAGCGTCTGAGCGTTATCAACAAGTAGTTCAGAATGTTAGAAATTATACAAATTTTCAAGGTACCCTTAGTGGTGGTCTTGAGAATATGTTACCGCTTGTGCAAATGATGGGTCAAGCACACAACGAAATTATTCGACTTGAACGCAATTACAGAGGGCAATTACAAGATTTAGCAATTGCAATTGTAAAAGAAGAAATGGGTCTTGGTGATGATGATATCGATTTTAAAGCTGAGATTATTGGTCAAAACGAATTTGATACTAGTGATTTTAATAGAGAACGTGGAACACCGCCACCAAACCCACAAGAAGTGGATGTTGACGCTGAAGAAAATATTGACCCTGAAATGATGGAGATTGAGGAGGAATTATACCTTGATTTATCTCAATTAAATTTAGAACGGGCAAAAAGAAGGTTAATTAATAGTATCATACAAGGTGCATCTAAAAAGGGTCACTATATGTATCAATTAATACCCGACAAAATTAGAGATATTACCGGTTCAGATACTTTAGTAAATTTATACGGTATTATGATGTCAGTTAATGACGCCAATTATTGGCAATTGAGTGACGATTTCATTAGAAGTTCAGGTGATAGCGTTGCGGGTAAAGAAAATGCTAAATTTGCGGGTAACGATGATGATGATGATAATGAGGGTGAGGGTCAAGAAGATAGTGGAAAACCAAAAGTTTACGCACAAGGTATCAATTTCCCTGTATTAGTTCACGAACTAATTAAAGGTGTTTTAGAAGTTTTAGGTGGTTGGGGACAAACTGGAGAGTATCAAAATCCACAAGATAGAGCAATGACTAATAAGGTCATGGAGCTTGAGGATACATTGGAAAAAGAAATGTGGGATTTAAGATTAGGACCTGCAATTTGGGACAGAGTAAGAACCGCATTTCCTGAAGAAGTTTTAATGGAAAATGGTAAAGAGTTACAAAATTACCTTTTCATGAATGTCTTCCAATTACCCGCTAAAGAATTTTTAGTGTTAATGAGAGAAGTGATTTCTAACTCAGAAACAGGTAAGGGTTTATTGTCAAACATGTTAGAAGGTATTAAGAAAATGTTAAACGATGAAGAGTATGAAGATGCTATGGGTCAATTTAACAATGACATCGAAGAACTTTCATTAAAAACAAATGAAGATGCGTTAATGGATGAGTTAAGGTCGTTAGGTTTTAATTTACCATCAAACGATGACAATGAGGAAAGTGATGAGGATTTTTTAAATCAGTTTAGATAGTCACAAAATACCACAGAATTATAAGGGGAGGTTTTTAACCTCCCTTTTTTGTATTTATACTATATGAATAGTAAATTAGAACAACTAAAAGAATATGCTCGTATCATAAAAGATACGCCATATGCGTTAAGAACGTATCTACAAACATACGATAATACGCAAAAGAAATACGTTCCAATGAACCTATTTCCTGACCAATTACAACTAATTCAGGATTACGAAGACTACAACGAAAACATCACAAAGAAATATCGTCAGGCCGGTGTAACAACCGTAACTGCCGCTTGGTTATCTAAGAAATTACAATTAGCTAAACCAGAGAATCCTGAGAGGGTTTTGATTATTGCTAATAAAAAGGACACCGCGGTGGAGATGGCTAATAAGATTAGAAATTTCTTAGACCAATGGCCGGAATGGTTAAATGTTGGGTTCTCACCCGATAAAAACTCTGAAAGTAGATTTAGGTTAAATAATGGTTCCGAAGTAAAAGCCGTTGCAACATCTGCGGATGCACTTCGTGGTTTTACACCTACAGTACTTGTATTTGACGAAGCTGCTTATATCGAAGCCGGTGAAGACTTTTGGGCAGCATCTATGGCATCCCTATCTACCGGTGGTAAGATTATTCTTATTTCAACACCAAATGGTTATGACCCAATTTATTACGGTGTTTATGACCAAGCCATTCGTGGAATCAATGATTTCCATATAACCGATTTAAGATGGTTTAAAGACCCTCGTTATACAAAAGATTTACGATGGGTTAAATGTCAGGATATATGTCATTACATGTTAAACAGAGAACAATACGACGATAATGAAGTTGTTCTTTATGAGTTTGACATGTCCAATTATCAAGAATTAGAAGAGCAAGGATATAAACCATACTCATCTTGGTTTGAATCTATGTCTAAAAAGTTTAAATACGATAGACGTAAAATATCACAAGAATTAGAGTGTGACTTCTTGGGGTCGGGTGATGGTGTAATACCGGGATTTGTTCAAGAGAACATTTCTAAGAATATGATACGCACCCCTATTGAAAAATATATGCAAGCAACATTATGGCAATGGAAGGAACCAATTGAGGGTCATCGTTATATAATGGGTGTTGATGTTAGTAGAGGTGATAGTGAAGACTTCTCAGCAATTAATATTGTTGATTTTGACGATAGGGAACAAGTTCTTGAATATATCGGTAAGATACCGCCGGACGATTTAGCACAAATCGCATACAAATGGGGTGTAATATATGGTAATGCGTTTATTGTTACCGATATAACGGGAGGTATGGGTGTTGCAACATCAAGAAAATTACAAGAACTAAGTTATAAGAATTTATACATCGACGGTGTTAACACTCAAAACATTTGGGAATACAATGCTAAGGCGATGGAGAAGATACCCGGTATAAATTTTAACAATAAAAGAACACAAATCGTTGCAGCATTTGAGGAGCAATTAAGAAAAGGTTTTGCTGTTAGGTCAAGTAGGTTATTAAATGAACTTAATACGTTTGTTTATATGAATGGACGACCTGACCACATGAAAGGTGCACATGATGATGCAATTATGAGTATGTCAATTGCATTATACGCCGGCGATATTTGTTTTAGTCAATTAGAAAAAACAGGTGCGGTTAATAAAGCAATGTTAGAATCGTGGACCGTTTCTGATAGAACGTACGAAACAAGTAAAAGTTTTTATTCGTATGGTACGGTTTTTGACCAAATAGGGACGATGGGAATGGACAATAATAACAGACAAGTTGGTATCAATAACCAAAACGTTCCAAGAGAGGCTTATCAAGAGTATTCTTGGTTATTTGGTGGTGGAAGAAAATAATATTCCAATTATTAATATTTTAGTTTATATTAGAAAGAAAAGTATTTATATACATGGCAGAGCAAAATCTAACAGTTTTTCAGAGATTAACAAAAGTGTTTGGGTATCCGGGACAAGTGAGACCCGAACAAACACCGTCATTTAATTTCTCAAAAGACGAATTATTAAAAACGGACAGTAAAGAAGAATATGAAAAGGCGTTACTTCAAGCACAACAAAGTTCGTATATTTCCGACAAATGGACCAAATTAGACCAATCACTTTATAATCAATCAGTATATTATGAACCAAATAGATTGGCGGCATATTATGATTATGAATCAATGGAATACACTCCTGAAATTTCGGCAGCCTTAGATATATATGCTGAGGAATCGACAACAATGTCTGAAAAGGGTGAAATACTTACAATTTTTTCAGAATCAAATAGAGTAAAAAGTATTCTTGAAGATTTATTTAATAATGTTTTAGATGTTAACACAAATCTTCAAATGTGGACAAGAGGTCTCTGTAAATATGGGGACAATTTTGTGTATATGAAGATTGACCCAGAAAGGGGCGTTATTGGTTGTCAACAATTACCAAATATTGAAATTGAGAGACTTGAGGGTGCACCACAAAAGGGTAACGGTCAAAATAGAGATACGAAATTACCATCTCGTGAATTAAGATTTCATTGGAAAAATAAAGACATGGAATTCCAAGCATGGGAAGTTGCTCACTTTAGAATATTGGGTGACGATAGAAAATTACCATACGGTACTTCTATGTTAGACAAAATTAGACGTATTTGGAAACAATTATTACTTGCTGAAGATGCAATGTTAATTTACAGAACATCAAGAGCACCTGAAAGACGTGTGTTTAAGGTGTTTGTTGGTAATATGGACGATAAGGATATTGAACCATACGTACAACGTGTTGCAAACAAATTTAAAAGAGACCAAGTATCAGACCCACGTAACGGTCAGGTGGATATGAGATATAATCAAATGTCAGTTGACCAAGATTATTTTATCCCTGTACGTGACCCGGCACAAAGTAGTCCTATTGAAACATTACCAGGAGCTCAGAACTTAGGTGAGATTGCAGATATTGAGTATATCCAAAAGAAATTACTTGCGGCTTTACGTATACCAAAAGCGTTCTTAGGCTTTGAGGAAGTTGTGGGTGAAGGTAAAAGTTTAGCGTTAATGGATATTCGTTTTGCTCGCACAATTAATAGAATACAAAAATCCGTTATCCAAGAGTTAAATAAGATAGCATTAATCCACCTATACTTGTTAGGTTTAGAGGATGAGTTAAATAATTTCTCCTTATCGTTAACAAATCCATCAGCGCAATCTGATTTATTAAAAATCGAACAGTGGAAAGAAAAAATTACTCTTTATAAAGATGCGACATCTGACCAGTCTCAAATGGGTATCTTACCAGTGTCCCACACTTGGGCTAAGAAAAACATTCTTGGTTTAAGTGATGCTGAGGTTGTTCTTGATTTACAACAACAACGTCTTGAAAGAGCAATGGGCTTTGAGCTACAGAATACCCAATTGATAATTAGACGTTCAGGCGTATTTGATGGTGTGGATGCTAAGTATGGTATTCCTGAAGAAGAGAGAGAGAAAGCTGAAGCTGCCGCTGCGGGTGGTGAAGCCGGTGCTGAAGGAGCCTTAGGTGGTGGTATGGACATGGGTGGAGGCGGAGGCGCACCTGCAATGCCTGAAGCACCTGCCGGAGGTGAAGGACCGTTAAGTGAATCAACATCAAGAAAATCAAAAATATTAGGTATGTTAGGTGAAGAAAAAGAAGATTTTAATATCTTATTTGATATGGAGAAAGCACAACGTAATATTTATGAAATAGAAACAAAAATAACAGATATACTAAACGATTAAAAATGAACAAATTCGGGGTTTTAAAAACTAAGATATTAAAAAAATTAACAGAATCTTATTCCAATAAGAATAAGGAGGAAGTTAAAGATATTTTAAACACAATAAAAGAAAACAAAGACTTCAAAGAGATGTACTTGTTTTATGAGGAAATCGAAAACAAATACTTCGATGATAAAGAAATTGCTAAACTGTATGTAGAAGAAATCAAATCAGTCTTAAAAGACAAGTCAGATAAAATCGCAAGTTTCAGTAAAAATTTAAATACAAAATTAAAAGACGTAGAAATTAACGAAAATGAATTGTATTCTTATTTAGATTTATTAGTACAAGAAGAAAATTTAAGCAACGTAGACAAGAAAATTATAGCAAAGAAAAAATTAGTAGAACATTTAACAACTAAAAAACAACAAGAAGTAAAAAAAGAAGACACACAATTAGTAGAAAACGAAAATCTTCTATATGCAGTTTTAGCAAATAATTTTAACGTATTATATAATAACTCATTAAACGAATCACAAAAGAAAGAATTACAAGGTATTTTATCATTAACGGATGAAGACCTTGAAATAAAGGTGGGGGATTTAAAAGAATCCATATTAGGTCAAGTAGGAACAATCCTAAGCGAATCTAAAGATGTTGATTTATCTAATAAGTTAACAAAGGTAAAGGATGAAGTTAACGAAATGAAGCCATCCAAATTTAACTATTACCGATTGGTGCAATTAAAAAATGGTCTTGTTTAATCAAGACCATTTTTTTTGTTTTGTATGTAGACTGCTTTTAATTTCTCTTTTCTCTTGGTAACCGAAGGTTTCGTGAATTCTTGTCTCTCCCTTAATTTTTGAACCTGTTTTACTTTTAAAACTTTACTCTTGTAAGTCCTTAAAGCACTCTCAATACTTTTTTCTTTACTTAAATCAACTATTATCATGTTAATTAAATTTATATTACAAATATAAATATATTTTTTTGGTTTTTTAACTTTTTTATTTTATATTTTGAATACACCATAAAAATTATATAATATGATTAATTAATGAAAATAGGAAAGTATATCCCATTAGGGGAATACAATAATGTAAAAATCGGTTATGGTACCGTTGATTACAAAAATTTAAAAACAATTTATTTAAAATTAAATTCGTGGGTACAACCCAATAACGATAGCGACGATTTCGATTCGTCCATTTTAAAATCCAGAAGAAAAATAAAAGACTTCATTTACGGTTTAAGAAACACTAACTTTAAACCTCAATCAATTGTCGATTTAGATATTAGAACTAAAGGAATAAAATTAGAAAAACGGTCCTTTATGAATTTAGAGGTGACTCTATTTGTTGAGAATCAATTTGATATTAAATCTAAAGATATTAAAAATTCAATTAAATCTATTATTGAGGGAATTGTTGACGATGGTCTAACTAACAAAAATTTATACAATTTTAACAAATCGAAGAAATAACTTAATTATCGATGTATTTATAGTAAAAACTATAAATGAAGATATTAGGTCCGAATGAAACAGGAAAAGGTATTCTTATTGAATACGACGCAGGTCACGTGTCTCCTGATGACAACAAAAAAATTATATCGGAAATGAAGGATATGGACTTTTCACAAGACCTTATCCTTTATGCTGTTTTACAGAAATACGACACTCCAAACAAAAACGGGAGAATCTATCCCGAAGCTCTTCTTAAAAGAGAAAACGACAAATACCAAACTCTTATTAAAAAAGGTGGTGCTCTTAATGAGTTAAATCACCCATCTTCTTCTCTTATCGATTTAGATAGAGTATCACATTCAATTCTTGAAACGTGGTGGGATGGAAAAATATTGATGGGTAAAATAAAATTATTCACTTCACCAGGTTGGAAGAAGATGGGTATTGTATCTACTAAAGGTGACCAAGCAGCTATGTTAATCATGAACGGTGCAACTTTAGGTATTTCATCACGTGGCGTTGGTTCATTAAAAAGTGAGAGAGGTCAAAACATTGTACAAGAGGACTTTGAGCTTGTGTGTTTTGATTTAGTATCATCACCGTCAACACCTGGTGCTTATGTATTTGGTGACCCATCAGATAGAGACCAATATCAAGAATCAATACAAGAGAAACCTGAACTTGGTGATAGAATGAAAAAATTAATGGGTAATCTTGATAACTTTTTATCAAAAAGATAACTTTTATTTTGATTAGACACCGTTAAAAACAGATTTTTTAATAATAACAAAGTATTTATAAGATAATAAAACAAAAAAATGACTGAAAAATCAATTTTAGAACAAGCGTTACTTCAAGTACAAACACTTGAAGAAGCAGTAAAGCAAAATGCAAAGGGTATACTTGCTTCAACAATGAAACAAGAACTAAATGACTTGCTTAAAGAAAGTTTAGAAGAAGAGGAAGAAGTTGCTGAGCAACCAACACCTGAAGAAGAGGAATCAGATGAGATGTCAGACGAAGAAGGTGCCGCAGACGGTGCTATGGACTCTGAACTTGATACAGACCTTGATAACGAAGAGCCAAGCAAAGGAATCGATGGATTAGATTCTGAAGAAGGTGAAGATTTAGATTCAGAAGATGAGATGGACAATGAGTTCTCCTCAGAAAGTGAAGAAGATGAAAATCCTTTTGAAGATGAAGAAGATGCAATGGATATGACAGGTGCTTCTGATGAAGAAGTTATGAAAGTATTCAAAGCTATGAAACCTGAAGATGGTATCATCGTAAAAAAAGACGGAGATAGCGTTCAATTTAGTGATGGAGAAGACGACTATATCATCAAACTTGATGGTGATGATGAAATGGGAGACTTAGACGAAGAATCATGGAACATGGATGAAATCGACGGTATGCCTGCAGAATCTTCAGACGAAGAAGCGATTTATGAAATCGAATTAGACGAAGAAGAGGAAGAGGAAGAAATGGAAGAGCAAGCTCACGAAGAAGAAATGGAAGAAGCTGCAAGAACTAAATCTAATGTACATGGCAACAAAGGTGGCCAAGACAGAGCTGGTTTAGATAGTAAAACAAAATACAAAGCAGGTTCAGGACAAATCAACGAAGAAGTTGAGAAATTGAAAAAACAAAACGGTGAATACAAAAAAGCCTTAGTTTTATTCAAAGAAAAACTTAATGAAGTTGCTGTATTCAATGCTAGTTTAGCATATTCTACTCGTTTGTTCACAGAACATTCAACAACAAAACAAGAAAAATTGAGCATCTTAAAAAGATTTGATTCTGTATCAAACATGAACGAATCAAAAGCATTGTTCAACACAATAAAAAATGAATTAGAGACTAAAAAGCCCGTAACAGAATCAGTGGCGAATACAATCTCTAAGACTCCAACATCATCTTCTTCTAAAGAAATGTTAGCGGAATCAAAAGCGTACGAGAATCCACAATTTACAAGAATGAAGGATTTGATGTCAAAAATAAAATAATAAATTAAATTAAACCAAAAAACAAAAACTAAAAAATGGGAGCATTATTAGAATCAGGTATGGTTGGTAACATCGGTCTTAAGCACCTTCGTGTTATCAAAGAAGATACTATTAAAAAATGGGATGACTTAGGATTCTTAGAAGGATTAGACGGTCACCAAAAAGATAACATCGCGCAATTGTATGAAAACCAAGCGTCTTATTTAATCAACGAAGCAGCAGTTTCTGACGCTTCAGGTTCATTCGAGACAGTGGTATTCCCTATCATTCGTCGTGTGTTCTCTAAATTATTAGCGAACGATATCGTTTCAGTTCAAGCAATGAACTTACCTATCGGTAAATTATTCTATTTCATTCCTAAAATTCAGGAAAGAGATAATAGTGATAATCACCTTTCTCCATATTCTGGACCAAATGGTGTAACATCAAATAACACTGCAACTGACGGATACGATACAGGTGCTAAAAATCTTTACGACCGTTTCTACGAAGCGTCTGATGCTAACGACCAAGGTCTTTTTGATTATTCAAAAGGTGGTTTTGATGTTATCACTGCAGGTGTTGCTGATTTATACACGTTCTCTGACGGTGTTGCTTCAGTTCAAAACGCAATCGCAACTGGTACTTCAGTATCTAGCGTAATCTTAAAGGTTACAGGTTTCACTTCAGGTGGTGCAGGTAAATTAATCGGTGCTAACGGACAAGAAATGGATACAGAAGAATTCTTAGCTTCTTTACAAATCACAGTTACACAAACAGGTTTACCAACAACAGCATTACCATTCAACGTTGTAACAAACAAATATGGTAAAGGTATCGTTGAATATGGTGCTAAAACTGCAGGTACAACAGGTTCATACTATAACGTATGTGACGCAGATGGTTTCATCTACTTAAATGTAGATTTACAATCTTACTCATCTACTTCAGGTTTCTCTAACTACACAGTTACAGGTTCTACTTTAGCTAAAGGTGATTTCACAGTAACTTACCGTCGTTACGCTTCTTTAGAATTTGAAGACCAAATTGGTGAAGTATCTTTCGATTTAGAATCAGTAACAGTTTCTGTAACTGAAAGAAAATTAAGAGCTTCTTGGTCTCCAGAATTAGCACAAGACGTTAGTGCATTCCACAACATTGATGCTGAGGCTGAATTAACTGCGTTATTGTCTGAGCAAATCGCTGCTGAGGTTGACCGTGAAATCTTACGTGACTTACGTAAAGGCGCTGCTTGGTCAGCGAAATGGGATTACAATGAGTGGAAATATGGTGGAGCAAATGGTGCTACATTACAAGGATACACTCAAAAAGACTGGAATCAAACTTTGGTTACTAAAATCAACCAAATTTCAGCTCAAATCCACAAGACTACTTTAAGAGGTGGTGCTAACTGGATTATCGTTTCTTCAGAAGTTTCTGCTGTATTTGATGATTTAGAATACTTCCACGTATCTAACGCTAACCCTGAGCAAGACCAATACAACATGGGTATTGAGAAAGTAGGAACATTGGCAGGACGTTACCAAGTGTATCGTGACCCATACTTCCCTGCTAACAAAATCTTGATTGGTCACAAAGGAAAATCGTTATTAGATGCTGGTTATATCTACGCACCTTACGTACCTTTACAATTAACTCCAACAATGTACAATCCATTTAACTTCACACCTATCAAAGGTATCATGACTCGTTATGCGAAGAAAATGGTTAACAACCGTTACTTTGGTGTTATCAACGTACAAGGTATCCAAGTATTTGGATTAGACACTTTACGTTAATCTTAACGAAAAGGTTAAAAATAAAAGGGGACGAGAAATCGTCCCTTTTTTTATTACAAAATGTTATGTATATTTGTAACATGAATTGGACTGATTATTTTTTGAATATTGCCGAACAAATTAAGTTGAAATCTAAAGATGAATCGACTCAGATTGGTGCGGTTGTTGTGGGTAAGGATAAAGAAATACTTACAACGGGTTATAACTCATTTCCTCGTGGTTTAAGGGACGATTTACCTGAACGTCAGGAAAGACCTCAGAAATACTTTTGGATTGAACACGCGGAAAGGAATGCGGTCTATAACGCTGCACGCATTGGTGTCTCACTTAAAGAATCCACAATTTATCTAACATCAGGATTACCTTGTGCTGATTGTGCAAGAGCAATAATTAATGCAGGAATAAAAACAGTTTATTGTAAACGAGTATGTACCACTAAGAATAAAGAAAAGTGGATTGAGTCTCAGAATATGTCTTTGGAGATGTTAGGTGAGTGCGGTGTGGATGTTGTCTATTATGATTCTAATTTAACATCTGAAATGTAATATAATTTGTCACTCGCAAAATAAAAGAATTTACACTGTTTTTTTTGTATAAGCTGACCAATCTTAAAAAGATTTTCTTTTTCGTTCATTGATACTTCAAAAATATACGAGTTTCCGTTTTTAGTAACCTTCATGTGGCAAATATAGAAAATATTAGATAATAAAAAAACCTCCATCGGAGGTTTTTTATTTTTACCAAGTTCTACAAGCCCAATAACGTGGTTTCCAACGTGGACCTGGATTTGCACAATTATGTCTTGCTCTAAATGATTTACGTCTCGCCGGATTGTTTTTCTTAATGACCATTCTTTTACCTTTAGCAGATTTACCACCAAAACCAAAGTTTACTTTAACAACCTTACCCTTATCGTTTTTAACATATACCTTAAATTTCTTAATGTCACCTTGCATGATTTTACCGAGTTGTACTTTACGTCCTTGATATTCGGCCTCATTTAATAAATTATCCACAACAAAATCAGTATTTTCTACCGAACCTGACTCATCTTCATATATTAAAACAGGTATTTCATTATTGTTTTCGAACAATCTTTTAAATTGTTCTTCCGATATTTGTATCACTTTTCTTTTTTCCATATTCTCATCAAAATGTGTCATCGTTGGTTTATTACCTTTACCCACTTTCGGGTCTTTTTTTTCCGCTCTTCTTTTTTGTGCGGTCATTGCTTTTTTTTCTTTCTTATCATATGAAGATGCAACCTTAGGTGTGTCTTTAGATACTTTTTTAGATGGTCTACATTTTGGGTATGATTTACCATCAGCATCTTTTCTTCCACAAGGTGGGTGTTTACCATTAACTTTTTTACTTACGTCCACCCATTTTTCTTTAAACCAACGTCTTAAGTCCTCAACTAAAACTTCACCCGATTTAATCGATTCTTTAACGTAATTTAAATCTTCTTCATTTATATGTATTTTCATATTAATAAATACTTGGGTTTATCAGTTTTATAAATTCTATCCAAATATCTTTATTTGTTTCATTTCTTCCAATATTTGCACTATAACAAGATAAAACTACATTACCCTTAATGTATCCTAAAGTATTATCTAATCTTTCTAATGATGGTTGCTGTGGATGTTTTTTTACATTTGACGGTATTAAGGTTACACCAAACCAAAAACATTTACCTTCTTGTTTTTTAAAAAGAAAATTTATGTAATCAACGTCAATATCAACTTCGTGATTTCTATTTTTACAATCGTGAAGTAAGGTATTTTGCCACAACCTTACTCTTCTTTCTTTTTGTTTTAATCCTTCGTTTTTCACAAAATCAGGATTTAATCTTTTTTGTCTTTTATATTCTCTAGTAATTTCTAAATGACATACTTTACAAACTGAAGACCTGTTAGGTCTATAAAAATCCTCTTTTAATTTACTTAAATTACATTTACTGCAGGTTTTCATACTTAATTGTTTATCCATTATATAAATATACGGATAAACAATTAAGTTAGATATTATTTTTTAGATTTTCTCCAACCGCCACCTTTTGATTTATAACGTTTTGCCGCCGCACCATTACAATATGCACTTGGGCAAACATCATATTTTGACCTTGCCCAAGCTAAGGATGCTGCCCATAATTTTGGATTTGTTGGTGTATTTTTACTTTCGTCTATTTCTTGTTCAGATTCGTTTTTAGGTTCGATACCTTTTTTCTTCATGTTAACCGCAATTGCTGCTTGTTGTGCCGGTGAGGACGCTTCTTTAATTGATTTGTTTTTAGGTACACAGTTTGGTACCATCTTACCATTTTTCATTTTACCACCAACTTGCTTGTACCCATCCCAACAAGATTCATTTAACTCTCCTTGTTGTCCTTTTTCTTTTTCATTCATTATAAAATCAAAAACTTGGTCAAGATTTTCTTTCGATACTGTTATGTGGTCATCCGCCCAATCGTGACCATTATTTAATAAATCCTCAATCATTTGTTTGTCGAAGCTCAATAACAGTTCACATTGTCTTTTAATTTGTTCAAGATTACTGAAGAACATGTAATTTGTTTCCTCTTGTTCTCTTATAACATTTTTAAGTTGTATTTTAATTATATCCTCAATTTTTTTCATAATATTGTATTGTTACAAAATAGCGATTATTTGGTAGGCCGGTTTTAAAATCTGTCCCATGATAACTATTGATACTTGTTTTGAATAAACACGCATTTGTCGGTACAAATTTTACTTTTCCAATTTGACTATTTGGATTACTATTTTCATAAAATCTGGTACCGTAATTTGTGTAATCAATGTTAGGGTCACCAATATAAATCACTCCTTTATAAATACCTTGACTAACATCGATGTTATTTTCTAAACCGTATTTTTTTAGCCCCTCAATTTCATCTGTGTGTGGATATAACGGTTCTGTTGAAGAAATGCAAAGATTATAATGCCACTGAAAATTTTCTTTTTTGGGATAATCTTTTATCACATCATCAATATCCAATCTTTGGGTGACCTTTTCCATTATATTGTAAAATTTTATTTGGTCATCATTTGTCGGAAATTTTATGTCTTTATTGTGCACTTTAAAATTACCCATACCCTCAGTAAAAAAACTTGAGTCTTCAATAGACTCTTTATTTTCATCACCAAATATTTTACAAATTCCGTAGATGTAATCATTCTCTTCTTGCGTGAGTATACCTTCTACATTAGAATAAGTTAAATTTTCAGATATGGTTGTAATATTCATTATTTTTCAGATAAAACCTCAAACTTTATATTGTTTTCGTAGAATATTTCTTCACCGTGTGATTTACCTTTAATTTCTATAAAATATTCTCTCGGTATATAGAATGAAGTGTCTAACGTAAATGAATTTTCGTTACTTGCATCAATTAATGTCCAATCATGTACATTTACATTTATGTGACCTTCTTTTATAAACATTCTATAATAAACCTCATCAAGTACAACTGTTTTAGGATTATTAATTGACCTAAATGTAATTACGACTTTACGTATATCGCCTCTTTTAATTTTTTCATTTTGCTTTACACCGAAGAATTGTATCGCATACCTATTTAATTCAGTCTGGTTCTCACCAATAGTGTAAAGTGACGTAAGTGGTTTCGGAATGAATTTTTGTGTCACATTGCTTAAAGAAACACCATCTATATAAAGGTTTTTCCATTTATCGTAATAGAATTTTTTACCGTCACACAATGTACCATCAAAACTAAATGTAACTTTATAAACACCTTTTCTAACTTTAGTAGTTGTTAAATCATTACGACCACTTAATGTACCGCCGGCAGCATTTGTAATGTCCACTAATGGTAGAGTATCTAAATCTATAAAATTAGAACCCTTTGTAACATATAGGTAAAGATTTTGATTCACATTTGCGACAAAGTTTTGTCTATTATCATCTACCCTATCATCAAAGAACGATTCTAAATATGGTTCAAAGAATGTTTGTGTGTATTTTGTAAAGAATGCGACAGATTGGTCAATCTCCGCATTTATGTCTTGGTAAATAACTGCAAATGCCAAACCTAAACCGTGGTCAACATCACCATCTAAAACACCATTAATATAATCGGTAATATCAAGATTAATATCTTCATTACCATTATCAAAACGAATATATTCTGTACTCCACGTTGAACCACTTAC